TGACAACGCTAAAGTGGAAAGGCGACTTCTAACTAGTGCACCATATGCTTGCAATATGGACTCTCCCGTTTTCGGAATGCCATTGACCAATTACACAGATACTAGTGTTGGGAATTTGCCTGGTTTTGCTGGGTCTCCTGTCGATGAGATGGCCTTTGCAGCAATAGTCTCTAGGTATTCCTACTATGCGAGATACACTTGGAGTACGTCTGCACTCAGTGGTTTCAATATCGCGCATTTTCCGATCAATCCTTCCTTCTATTATAGGAACAAGACTATGCCAGCTCCTCTTTTGACATATAGGCAGCACACACCAGCAAGTTTTGTTGCTGGTTTGTTCCGCTTTTGGCGTGGGTCCATGAAGTTCAGAGTAAAGCTTGTGAAGACAGAGTTCCACTCTGGTAGATTGCTCGTTACATACGTGCCATTTGATTACCGTTTGAGTCCGCCCACCACTACAGCTTTGAACGCAGATATGCAACAGTATGCTAGCAAGACCATTTATGATATAAGTTCGATGACCGAGTTTGAGATAATACTGCCCTTTGCGTCCAATGCCCCGTGGGCTGATAATACTCAACCAATAGGCTTTTTGGATTTCTTTGTTTTAGATGCCCTAAAAGCGCCGAATACTGTAGCCAGTGATGTTACGCTATTGGTAGAGGTTGCGATGTGCGCCGACGCTCAGTTCAATGAATATCATTCTGAGAATTTACGTACGGTTTATTGTCCAGTAACACGTGTTGAAGGTGCAAGTGTTGAAGAAGGTGTCGTCAATACACAATGTATTGGTGGCTCTGGTTCTGTTGACGTTTCGCACTTGGCATCACAATACTGTATGGGAGATTCTATAATGAGTTTCCGTTCTCTCATGAAGCGTCCAGGGTACATTCTCATGACAGACGCTGCGCGCACAACCTTGACAGGTACTGTATCTCAGACTGCAGGTTTTCAGACCTTTTGTGCACCTTACAGAGCTGCAGCAGCCTTTAATGTTTCAGTGTCAGGCGTCGACAAACTGGCTTTCCCTTCTACAGGAGCAAATGATTTATATTCGCTATTATCGTGTATCTTTGCTCTTTCCCGTGGCAGCATGTGCTGTGAAATACATGTGCCGCCAAACACGATACTTGCGAACACGATAATTCTTAGGAAACTTAAGAACACTACGGTTGGATCTGGTGTTTCAAACCCACTCCTCCGTGCAGCCGCTTCCACTGGCAATACTGGTGGCCTCTCTTATGAAGG